TTTCTGATTATCGTTATTACGCTCCGTTAGTACAGTAGTTGCCGTACTAAAACGCACATATTTCCCCACCGCCGATAATGGAAAACCTGTGATTTTAGAACTCCCCTCTGTTAAACCTCTTAATGAGCTCAAAGTAATAATTTCTGGCTCTTTTTTTGTTTTTATATAAAGGCTCCCATATTTTGATTCGCTTGCGTTAAAATATAGCCCTTCCACGTCAAAGTCATTATAGATCGTCACATCTGATGCAAAGTAATAACCAACCTTTGATTCACCTTTAATCTTTAAATTATACTTTTCTGCAAATAGACCACATTTTCTTAGAGATTCAGCATCATCTGTTATTTTGTCTCCAATAGCTCCAAAAAGCTCAGGAGATACTTCATTTTGCGGTTGTAGTACCCATGCCCCTTGAATACCATTCACTCGGATGTATTCACCCGCATCATCATTATTTACTATATTTTTATCAAAGAGATAAACACCTGCTCCTATTCCAGTCTCACTATAACCAAGTGTCATTGCTGTTGAGCCATTTTTTCTTGGTTTTAGTTGTCTTAATTCTGAAATATTAAGAGCATATTGAATCGTTTCATCATTGATCTTTTCTTGATTTTCGTTAAACTCTTTCTGTGTTATATCACCATAAGCAATCAACTCAGCCAACCAGCCATTTTCCCCGGCATTGGTTGCAGCCAATTCCTCCATTAAACGCTTAAAATCATTGATCACAATAAGCTGTTTTTCATCAAAACCATTAACTGATGAGTCAATGATTGAATTTATGTTCTCTAAAATTTCTGAAGCATCTAATGTTGATAAATCTCCCATCATTGCAAGTATTTTTCTCACAATCACAAGAACATCATTTAAATTACGAGTGTTACTTAAAATATTATTCCAATTATTTACGCGCATACATCACCTTTCTTCAGGCATTAAAAAACCACCTTTCGGTGGCATTATTTTTTTAAATCTTACTTAACTTTAATAATATAAATCATGGCAATATTTCGAGGTCTAGTTTCAGTACCACCAGTACTACTCGTATTATCATCACTACCAGAACCAGAACCACCGGCTGATGAGCTACCCCCACCCACATTATCTTTAAAATATGTATGACTGTGAGACTTTAGCATATCTGCTTGTGCTGACTTTAAAGAACGCCCCACATCAACTCCACGACCATTATCTAAACCACGTACGAACTCGCCTCGTGTGTCCGGTAAAGTATATTGATTAGCTGATATTCCATATTTTTGAAATAAAATTGGATAATCTGCTTTATTGAGGGTCTGCCCTTTAATCTCTAAATACCCCTCAGGAATAGTCAAAGACAACCATAGCTTGATTGTGCCTATCTCTGATTCTTCCAATTTTTTCAAATTTTTATTTAAATCGCTAGTTGGTGAATCAATAGCATCGATCAACTCATTCACTTTTACAGTCAGCGAATTAAACAACCAGTTAAACCACTGTCGAGCCGGCATAAGTCGAGAGGGAAAACCACGATCTAGATCTAAACCATTAGTATTCTTATCCCCATTTTCCGCAAATTCAATTAATTTTTTAATAGTCATTTTCACCACCAAATAATAAACGCACACCTGCAGGTAAAGGAAACATCATACGAACAAGCTCACGCTCCCAGTCTTCATAAGTATTTAGAAAATTAAAGGTAACAGTCATGTCATTGTTATCCTTAATTGTGAACTTTTTATCAGTAATCATGCTGATAATTTCTTTGGCAGAATCAAGTGAGCAATCAGTATTGTTTAGCTTAATTTTTGCATTTATCACTTTTTTAAAAAGTACATTGTTCATCTGCATAGCACTTGAATTGCTCATACCAGATTCACGCCAAAAACCTCCCCAATCCGTTCCATCTTGCTCAGCAAACGGTAATGCACTGGGTTGATCTCGAAAACCAAAATATGCAATCGGGAAAGCATTAGGTACTGAGTTTGGCGCACCCACCCACTCAGCAAGAATTTCTAAAGGTGAATCCTTAGCGGTATTTAAATCGAAGTTAGAGTTTAAATTGCGAAGGAATAATAAAGCATCGATAAGTGGATTTACTGCAATAGAAACAACTTGTTCAAATCTGGGTTTACGATGCTGACTGGTAATTAGTGCGAGATATTTATCCGTACTCATTATGCGCCGCCTGAGATATTGATCAAAATATTATCGGTATCACAATATGCGACTTCATTAAACAGAAGCTTATAATCACCTTCAACCCCTTCATCATTCGCAATAATCATTATGGAAAGAATCTCGTAGGTCATAGAGTCTAAATTCCCGTATAAACCTGCAGGGATGTAAACCTTGTTTAAAGTAATTCTGTCACCAATATCTAACTGATTGACATAATCTGCAATGGCTTGCTTTACATCTACACCTATTTCACTCGTATATTCAGTCGAAGCCTGCATATTAATTTGAAATCCGATATCAATCACATTCGGTCGATACAATGAAATTTGCTCAGGCTCATTAAAAGTGTTTTGCACTGTGACTTGAGTGTTACCAAAGTACTTACACCCCATACTTTTTTTTGCTCGCATGATTTGGGCAATTTCAATTGCATCACCCCCCGCTACAACAATACATACACTATGTGGTGGTAATCCCAACTCATCTATTTCATCTTCATTGTTTTCATACGTCTTACAACGAGAAACACCCGACAATCCGAATAACGCGCCTTTAATTCCATCAATTTTTGACTGTGATGGTATTGCCACAGATAAAGCTTGTCGTTGACGTAGCTTTAAATCACTTTCAACGGACACGCCAAGTTGTGATGTGGTTTGATTAATTACACTCTGCCAGCCACGTGTTGGCTTTCCAACTTTATTCACATTACCAATTTGAGCAAGTACACTGCCAATTTTTTCGGAACACGCTGTAATTAGAGTTTGGCCACTTTCAGGAATTAAGACTAACTCAGGAAAAATCCACTTATTGTTATTGGTATCAATTGCGGATCCATTCTTAATTTCTGTGCCGGCGACGCCTGTAATGAGTAAGTCAACATAAGAATATGTAGCCAATGCACGCGTAATTCCGTTGATTGCCACATTACGTGATAATGCTTCTTCAGATGCTGTCTTTGGTGAGAATGTTGAATAAACATCAACACATGCAGCCCCACATTCTGCAATAGCACGGGAAATAATCCCGATCCATTGTCCATCTTGACTATCACTTTCTAGGTAAACATCATCACCATAAATTTTTCGATACTCTTCTTTAAAGTACTCAACGATTTCATAATATGTTGGTGCAATAACACCAGCTTTCGTGAGGACTGGTGCAACCGTAGTTAAAGTCATACCCTTAATTCTCCGCTGCTAAGTGCATAAGACCCATAAATCGTTTCTATAGTTGCTGTAACAGCAAGTCTTCGAGTATTTGGATCTAAATTACTGAAAAACTCATCAATACTTAAAACACCAGGTGTTTCTAAGATTCGTTGTCTTAATGTCATTTCATATAAGTTTTCAGACTGACGACCAAGAATTGCTTGCGTCCATCCCGTACCCGCAGATGTATCGGCAAACCATTCTGCAAGCCAAAGTTTTAAACGTGTCAAAACAGCTTGGCCAACCGCTTCAGGTGAGTCTTTTAAAAAATCGTGTTTACCTGACCCAAACACATAATCACCATCTGTATCTAGTTTTCTATAGCGCATAAAAAAGACGCTTTCGCGCCTCCTATATAAAAATTATGTTTTATTTGGGTGTGCCTGAATCATCGCCACCAGATTTGACACCACCATGTAAATGCTGATCAAATTCAATCCCACTAATACTCGCACCTGCAGTAAATGTTGATTTGCCCAAAACACCCAAGGTTGTTTTAAGATTTGTCGCCTTATCAACTCTTAAAGTTTCTTTCATTTCGACTGGACATTCAAAAATTGACTTAGTGCCGATAAAGTGGATCTCACCTGCAGGAGTGATTTTTATCTTGCATGAGTTTTCATCATTTCGAATTTCTAGATCTTTGGTAGAAATACCAGTGATCTTATTGGCTTGTGATTGAGGTCTAAAGAATGCGAAACCGTCTGACAAATCATGTTTACGCATGTCAAATGGATTTTGAATACCGCCTGATTGCCACCAAAGATCTATATTACGATCAGCAAACACCACAAAACACTCATCACCTTTTTTGATTGGGTGTGTAATCGTAAAGCCACCCGCACATGGGAACATCACAGGTACATCTTGCAAGACTGGCATTTGCAATAATTCGAGTTCACCCTCAATTGTGCGAATTGGAATACGTATCGTTGGTTGTACTGTCACCGTGACAGCATTTGGATCGTATGTTTCAACCTCACAAGGTAACGCGCTCCAAAATTGAGCGAGTTCAGCCTTAATTGCATCTTTAATGATCTTCAACTGATCAGGTGATCTTTCACTTAATGATATTGCCATGCTAGTCCACCGCCTTGATAGATACTCCAGATTTAGGAACCGTGGCATTTAACGCAGTACAAACGAGATTGCTATAGCATTCCGTACCGCGTGTATCCCCGACCATTTCCACCGATTGGATAATAAAAATACCATCCGTGTTGGTGGCTTTATTTGGATTTTTAAAAACCTGATCTTTTTCCTGCTGCTCATATGCAATATCATAAGATTCAGTCTGCATATTCTTCATATCAACATTAATTCGCACACCACGCTTAAGCTTTGGATTGAGTAAGCATGTCACCTCTAAGCCTTCTGTGGTTAATTGCGGCATTCCAACCATTCCAGTATCTCGATTGATGATAATTTCCGCTTTGTCTAAATGCCCAAAAATAGTATTAGCTGTAAACATTCCATCGCTAATATCAAACACGATATCATTTTCAGTGTAAAACTGTTCCATGTGATTATATAGAGAGCCAAAGAAAACACGCCCACGCGGGTATTGTTGATCACTTAATTGAGGTACTTCACCAGTGACAACATCATATTTTTCCATCTCCTTGTTCAACACTTTTCCAGCATCATCAATTGTGGTACCTGCGGGTATACTTTGATTAATTACGCCATAATTTTTAAGGTGCTCCCCCGCCTGTGCTAATACACACAACCATTTGTCTGTTGGGTTATCACGACCACGACGAAATTGAAAAACCTGTCCTTTAAATATGGTTTCAAGTGGAGAACCTTTGTAACCGAATTCCAAGGTAATGATCGTGTCTTTATTTTCACTGTCATTGCCCGCGAGTTTATTCATTGTGTCATCAGACAAGTTGTAGATATATATTTCAGCAGCTTGTGGTGTATCGCGAGTTGCTTGTCCAATTCTGAAATAGATTTTAAATTGGGATAAGTCTAATGCCTCTGGTGCACCTTTCTGCAATTGGATTGTTAGCTTAAATTGTCTCAACCATTGCTCAGCCATTATTCACTCCAATACAATTGAATTGTCTGCCCTAAATCACTAAAACGATGTGCTTCATCCTCATTGGTATTGCTCACATATAAGCCACCTTGAATGATATGTTGATGCTGTCCAAGCAGGTTATCACCAATGACCATAGGTATCGCCGCAATCAAGTATTCACCTGTTAGATCTAGAATATCGACAAACCATTTATTCACTCGATAAATGAATTGCAATGTGTATGTTGTCTTTCCAAGTGCCACATTGACTCTATGATTTGTTGAAATTAAAGGAATTTTGAAAATAGCCATTTTTATAATCCTGGTATATATGCTCCACCAACCTCACCCAATCCTGTTAACTGTGAAAGCATTGATTCACTCTGGGCAGTTTTTTGCACAGTCCCGCCATTTTGCACTTGTCCTGTAATTTCAGGCTCTGCTTGGTCTTCAATAGCTACGGTAGTTTCAGCAGTTTTAACAATAAAAACTTTCTTAAAATTTATCTCGAGAACTAAAGCATTTTCTGTTTGGAGATCCGTTGTTACGCTTATGCTCTTAATCAACATATCTGTATATAAGCGCTTACCAGTCATTACGATTAACCGTACAAAGTTTTCTTTGAGTGTGAGTAATCCCTGATAAATAGCACTCAACTCCAATGCAGGACCTGCCCAACCAATTTTCACATTGAGATCTGGAGGTTCGTTGTATGCATGATCATTCATGGGTGAGCCCTGATCTACAGGATGGCTGGTAATGATAGTTTCATCTTTATGCTTTTCTTCAATCGTTACATCAGCAGTCAACCCCATAATGGTGCGACCTTTGCCTGCCAATAATAATGATCCTGATTTTTCTAGAAGTGGCGATGAGACCGCACTAGAAAGTAAATCTGTGATTGCCATATTTTTTCCATTAAAAAACCCACTGAGTGGTGGGTTTAAGATGTGTAAAATTTAATTCAGCATATTTTTATTGAGTTTTGAGATGTAATAAGGTATTAAGAAAACACTATTTCTTAATACCACACAATGTAAATGCTACTTCCTTTACATATTCCTCCCAAACAGACTATCCAGCCGTTCAGCAGCGATTATAAAGGTATTCTTATTCTCGTATTTCCTAAATCGAAGTCTGAGTTTTTCCCTTTCGCCCTTCAAATTGCTAAATCCTCTAAATATTACTGTGAAAGCATATTATTCAAAAAGGATCATTTTTTTACTGGTTTTGAAATGGAAGCTCACCAAATTAAAACAGCTTTGGCTTTATTGAGGTATATATCTGATTGGAAAGGAGTGTATATACTATTTAATGGGATTGAAAAAAAATCTTATGATGTGCTCCAGACCTTGAGATGTGTATTAGATAGCTTGTTAGTTGATGAACCTAAAAAATACTGCTGTAGCATTTCAAATAATTTTATTAAAAATGATAACTCGTACTGGATTCACCCTTGTAGGATTGTTCTCACTCAGCAAGAATATTACAAAGTTATACCTAATTCTGAACTAACCATACAAGATCAAATATTTGCTCAAGCAATAAAATCTGGCTGTGAATGGTGCCCTCAACTTAACATTATTAATTTAAAGTCACTTGAAAATAACTTAATACTTAAGGATATCCAATGAGCAAACTACTACTTTTAATAGTTATTTCAGCTTTTAGTGGTGGAGTTTGGGCTACTGAATGTGAACTAATACAAAAAACTCCATCCGGTGTTGCCGAGTGTTATGAAAAACAATCTTTAGCGAATGTTCTACTAAAATTAAATAAATTAAAATCTATCAGTAAAGATCAAATATCATATAACCCACACGTGATTCAAGAGCTTGAGTATTCTCAAAAAACATGGCTAGCATATCGTGATAGTTACTGTACAGCATACAGTAACTATCATAATGAAATGAATAATCACTCTAATTGCATTATCTCACTCAACAATCAAAGAGCTGAACAACTCCAAAATGATATAGATGCCAATTAACCCAAAACCCCCTGTGCACTCCTCGCCATAAATACCATAGAATTTTCCTGTTGTTTTTTTACAGTATTTGCTATTTCAACAGGTGATTCAACACCACTAATAGACATATCAGTTTTATAGCTTTGATGAATAACTATGCTACGTGATTGCATATTTGAGCTATTCACTTGCGCCTTGTGCGGGTTACCTTTAGGCACTTCTGCATTCTGTGCAAACTTTGCTAATTCTCTAGAATTAGTTGGTGTTACAAGGCTTAAGTCTTTTGTCTTGTTGGCTATTTTATAATGTTTCATATAGATAGCTCTTTGCCGATCAACAAATTGTCGAGGAGTTTCAGATTCTTTCATTCCATTCTGACGCATAGCTTTTAATCCATCAGCATTAGCCCTTCCAGTTAGAGCTTTTGCAAATGTGGCAGCACCAATATTATGAGCTAAATATAGATTTTCACCGGTTATAGGTATGCCATATTTTTTTAAAACTTCAGAATTTTGTTGCGCTAACAACCCAGTCGCCAAGGTATTGACATGCTTATTTCTTCTTGGATCATTTGCTTTTCTGAAATTTGATTTATCGATCTTAGTCATTCCAATCTCTTTTCCAGCATCTGTTTTAGCTAAACCATTCCAAGTGCTTTGGATAAACTGACCAGTACCAATAGCTCCCGTAGGTGACATTTTGCCTGTCCAACCTGCTTCCATCTTTACAAACCCACGCAACACCTGCTCATCAATACCATATTTTACTGAAGCTTCTTTTATATATTGATCTACATCTTTACCAAAGCTAAAAGCGTATTTCGTATCGCTTCCTACAGTCTTTTTAACTTCACTCTGCACCACCTTCGCAGTCCCCACTAAAACATCAACACCTTTTTTAGTGATATCACTCAATGTTGTAGCAGGCTTACCTTCATTTGCTTTTACAGCATTTTGAGCTTCTTCATTCCCAAAGAAAGCCGAAACTTTTGCAGTACCTTCACCAACTTTATCTAAGATCTTTTTACCTGTATCAGTTTCTGCAATTTTATCGTTGAGAGCATCAGCACCTTTTTGAGCAAGATTTTTAGCTTCATCTGCTGCAATCTCAGCAACCTCTTTAACAGCTTCGACTGGATCAGAAATAACTTTTTGAACAAAATTAATAACTTTATCTTTAATTTCATCTAACATTTTCAAAAAGTCTTTAATTTTATTGATAATCGTATCAATACCATTTGTCCATTTAGACCAATCAAATAAAGACTTCCCACCATCACGCCAAGTTTTATAGTCGTCGTAAAGCAAAGCCAAGGCAGATGCTAAAGCCAAAATAATACCGATTGGCGATGCTAAGAACGCGAGACGCATCATTTTTAGCAAACCAATAAATATTTTGAGTAGAGGTATGATCTTTAACAACACGCCAAAAGTTTTAAAAAATGCTCCAAAAATAATTGCAAGCATGCCAAAGCGCAGTGCAACAGCTAAACCCTCTTTGATCTGCGGATTGAGTTGAGAGAATGCGTGTATACCAGCTTGAATCAATTGATTTAGTAACCTCAAGACAGGAATTAATGCTTTACCTGCTTGCATCACGATGACTTGAAATCCAGTCTTAGTCATCATGGTTAGATCGCGATATTCCGTCATAAACTCATTGCCAGATTTAGCGAGTTCGTCACTCATACCGAGTTCTTTTTGAATCTTTTGGTATTTCTCCATGTTGGCCATAAACTTTCCATCACGCATGGCTAACAATGTATTTTGATCAATACCTAGCGAACTTGCATAGGCATTGGCTTGATATGCCGGCATTTTAGCCAGCACACCACTAAGATCTTTCATCATTTCAACACGGTCGCGCATTTCACCATTTGCATCACGTGTATCCACACCGAGACTTTTAATCTGACTTTCATAACCTGGAGAGTTACGCATCTTTTCAGCAAGAGATTCAAGGGTACCTACCGCTTCCTCAGCACTGCCGCCCAATTGAGTAATAGCATTACCATATGCATTAATATTACTAACACTTGCACCGATACGTTGAGATGAAAAATAAAGTTTATCCAACTCGCTTGCTGTTTGGCGAACCGCAATAACTGCACCAGTCGCCAAAGCCATCAATGCACCTTTTAGTGCGGTAGCTTTGAGTTCTACACCTTCCATGGCACCTTGCATTTTTTCTAAACCCGAATTATCGGTTTTAAAACCTAATGCAACCATGAAGTCACGAATTACACCTGCTTGTGCCATGAAATATTTTTCCTATTTATTTTTACTCTCTCTTTCCCTTGCCTCCTCGATGAGCTGCTCATTGTCAGCAACTACATCAAGGGCATCATTCATTAAGGCAAGATCAGCAAGATCTAAAGTTTTATTAATTAACGATTCGTACTTACACATGCCTTTGATGACTGGTCGTAATAGCCAGTCTTCTTGACCTGGTAATGATTTAAAACTTATTCCTCGATCTGCTTCTTCATATTCTGTGCCTTCGTAAGCAGATCTTGAATAAAATTTCCTAGATTCTTCCGAATTACAGCAATCACAAGTGGGAGAATCTGCATCATATCCAAATCATCAAACATGATGGATTGTCCACGACACATAACCGCACCATTGCGAAGTACAACACTTAAAGTCTTGTGAATCACAAAGTTGGTGTCCTCTTCGGACATTTCAGCTAATGCATCCATTAACGGTGATAGCGCATCAGAAAGCCCATCTAGTTCTTTCAAATCGATATCATCAAGATCGATATCTTCTTCACCTTTAATTGATTCCAAAACTTTAGATAAACCACCTTTTGCAACCTCGCTGATAATCGGAATAAGCTTAGGAATGATCGGTGCAATCTTTCGAGATACATGAAACTGATCGAGTGCATTTAAGCGCCCGATGGTGTAATTCTGATTACTGATTGTTATTTCCATAGCCTTTACTCATACGTTCCGAGTTTCATATCAACTTTGATCGAATCAAAGACCCACTCAACTACTGATCCATCTTTCGCATTCACATAATCAGGAACTTTTTTGAACGCGCATTTTGATGCGGTGTGGTTATCACCTGAGCCTGTGTGATTCAGCGTGATTGTATTTTTCCCCCACTTCTTAGATGATGTTTTTTGAATATTGTATAAATTCATCAACTTGGCATTTGTTGGAGAAGTTTTTAAAAAACGAATGGTGATCTGGCCAGAATTATCTGCATGTAATGAGTGCATCCCCTCACCATCTGCCCCCATCGTCATCGTGTTCTTATCACCAGCCATTGCAAATGTAATACCCTCATCCGCAACAGCAGCACCATAACCAAGATCCACAACACCATCATCACTCGTTAAAGAGCATTGAGTGTCCATAAAGCTGTACGTTGACATATTTTCTCCTTAACGATTAACCGAAACAATTACATCAGCGAAATGTGTTGCACCTGCTGTTTTTGCTGCAATTTGAAATACTGGTGCTTTACGTGCTTCACGTTCCGATTGAGCTTGATCATCTAAGTTATTGGCATAAACATAAAAACCCTTAGGTAAATAATCACCACGAACCAGTGTGCCAAAGTCATCACCATTCCAAACACCTTCAGCGAGTAAACCATTGGTAACACCTTGTTCACATGCGCGTTCTAAAACACCACATTGTGTATTTACACCTGCGGGGGTTTGAGGAATTTTAGTAGTTGATGTGTAGTAAAGATTCCAGAGCGCCGTCTCTAAATGGTTTTGCAACCAATCTAAGCCATGCCCTTCATCAATGAATGTACCATCACAATTAACACCTTCTTGGAAAATCGAGGTGCCATTATTGTACTTAGCAAAGACATTGCAGTTATTGGCTGCCAACGCGCTACCTTGGGATACTTTTAGATCTTCAGGGGTAACACCAGGTAATCGCTTAAACTTAAGTGTAATTGTTGTTTTAGATCCATAAAAATTAACACTGAATGCTCGTCCAAATACCGATGCCGCTGCAAATTCAGTAGTACTTGAATAAATGCAAAAAGCTCGACCGTAACCCGCTTCTTTGAGTTTGTAAGCAATATTAGTAGTATTAATACTAGACATTGCATTCACATCATCTGTTGTATGCCCAAAACGACGTACGGGTGTGGCAGCTTGAATTAATGCAGCTACAGATAAGACCTCTGCTTCTGTCAACTCCTCAGCAATGACCAATCCATACCACTTTAAAGAATCTAAGCAATCAGCAATTGCATCTGCGAGCTTTTCAGATGTTGATGCTGTTTTGTCCCAGTACCCTACATATAAAGTACGTGGACGTGGTGATTGCCCAAAATATAAAAGTGCTGCTTTATATTCATTTGAGTCAACCCCAAAATCTTCCGCAACCTCATCAATCACAGAATATTCGCGAATACGTTCAGTTGTATCAATTACCCCACTTGTTGTGCCAAGAATAAGTAAAGATCCAAACGAACGCGGTCCTGCGGCTAATGCAGCAATTGAAATGCTAACATTCACCACATTTGAAACTGGAAGTACCATTGATCACTCCTAATCTATAACGATATCGCCCAAGTTTTTAGCGTTTTTCGACTAAAACGAGCTATCGCGTCATAGCGATGAACATATTGATTATTTAGAAAATCGGGAGCCGAGATTACTTGGCCACACTCGATAAATTTGATTTTGTGCTCGCGGAGCTGAGCAATATTTTGCGGAATAGCCAAACCATCTCTGAAAAGACTGGCTACCTGTTGCCCATGTGGACCATAGAAAGATAAGAACAATTCAATGGATTCATGTCGTATAGAATCCATGCTCTCTAAACCTTTCTTAAAGTATGGACCATCATCTGGTGTGATTGATTTCACAGCAAATGCGCACCAATCTTGATCAATATTTGGCATAGGTGGTGGTTCTGTTTGCCAACGCGGACGTACAAAAGCCCCTTGCAAGGATGTTATCCCTACAATAAATGCTTGAAATATGTCTTCGAGTTCTTGGTCGTAGGCAATAGATCCGCTAGGTGAGATATACCCACCTGTAGCAGAGTCAGCCATAATTTATCCTGATAAAGGTTTTAACTCGCAAATAGCTTTCACAAAGCCATTACCATAATGCTGATTATTTAAAACTTGCGAAACAATGTAGGTTTTACCCTTCCAAATAATCTCGTCAGCTTTAGAACTCGCGTCACCTGAAGTTAAAGCAAATTGTGTATGAATATTGATAGCACCTTTAATTAAGGTACCATCTTCACGGCGATCCATATTCAAACCACTGTTGGTTGTAACAACACCTGAAAATGGAGTGCTAAGTAATGTGGATTGTGGGCGACCATTGTCCCCCATAATCACAGTTTGTCGATTGCATACCAAATCGCTAGTCATAAAATCAGGATCAAGAAGAACATCTGAAACATCCAAACTAGGCACGCTTGATCTCCTTATCACCTTTCTTAATGATGTATGTATGCGAGTTTCGATACTGAGCTGTATCAATTAATGGTTTTTCAGACTTACGACCACGGCGTTTGCGCTCTTTGATTGTAAGCGGTGCCAATGGTGTGAAGTCACCACTATTAATCACACGTTTAACACTCATCGTTGCTTTCATGCCCGCGGATTCTAAATACAGATACATACGCTTAGAATTACCTGATAATGCAGCATCGACAGCCTTAGTTAACCTTTCCGCCACATCCTCTTGTACCTCTTCAACCCCAAGAGCTAGATGTGGGCGCGCAGGTAGATTCATAGCTGGAGATCCAGTCTCTAAAAGATAACCAATTGCCGCATTAGATAATCCATCCGCATTAGACCTAATCTCACCCTCAGGCACACCCACCAGAACTTCAACTTGAGATAATTCAGAAATAGCTTGCATGATATCTAACATGCCATTGCCTGTAGTTATAACATCACTCACAACTGAATACCTCCCGCACCAATCATCATCATGAGTTGATAGAACTGCAAACCAAATGTAGTCTGATTCCAATGCCCTGCATCAGTATTTAAAATCCCTGACACATCCATAGACTTTGAAACACCATCAACTGACTTTGAGGTTTCATTGCCTACTACTTTTCCTGCATCACCCCCAATGGCTGCGAAAGCCATTGAACGTTTATACAGTGTTAAATAATGAGCAACAAAAAAGGTTAAACCCTCATCAAGCAAGTCATCCCAACGGCGCTCGTTTAAAAGCTTTAACCCAAGTTTTAAATAGAAATTAAACTGAAATTGCGGATAAACCGTAGTATCAGCAAACATCGGCATAGTTTCCCGAAAAGATGATTCACTGATCATATTATTTAACCTTCGCGTCAGGGGCGGTGGATTGTTGAGCCTTGGTTAATTGCACTTTTAAATCAGCAATCTCTTTATCCTTCGCTTTACCTGCTTTTTCGAGCTCTGCGATCTTCGCGTCAGCGGCGGTGGATTGCGCTGTTAAAGACTTGATGGCAGCATTAGCAGTATCAAGTTCGACTTGTAAAGCATGTGAACTCGCATCACTTGTTGTAATTTCTTGCGAGTGCGCTTTAACAAACCAATGTTCAGCAATTTCTTGTTCAACTTCCTGAATACCCGCTTCAAGCACAACAGTCTTCACCTCTCCTTGGTCATCACGACCAAGGTTCACTGTGAGCTGCTTAGTTAATAAAATTTGTACTAACTTAGACATAACAGTTCCTTATAGACCATCAGCATAATAAGCAGTTTCAGGATAAACCCACTCAACTGCACCTAAGCGACCAAAGTAAGTGGTCAATTGACGTAAATCACGGTATTCAATTGGCGTGCGTTGTAAAGGCACCATTGGGAAACGAACGCGATTTTCAGATTGTGTATAAGTCATCATTCGATCTGTTTGACCCACACCACGCTTAACACACCATTTTGATGGCTGAATATCAAGTTCACGACCATTTACAGAGTTTGCCAAGCTATTCGCTTTCAAAAATTCGAGAATTGAGATATTGCCTGCTTCACTCACGACACGTGATGTTAAAAGACTAAATTGATTTGGTGGTAACAGTAGCTTATCAGGACAAACAGCAAAACCTGAGGCTAACCAAGCGTTATTTAAGATGAGATTTACATCATCTAAAATTTCTTGTGGTGTCGCGAGTTTCCAGTTTTTATTGACGTTGGTTGCACCCACTTTTGATGAGTTTAATAGACCTTCAACACCAATAATGTCATCACCAATATAAACTTGCTCATCCACATCCATTTGATGCTTAAGCAGCAATCCTGAATGCTTTTGAGAATCTACAGGTCGCCCTACGGCTTTAGCTGACTCAAGCTCTGGAATAGTCCAACCAATTTGAGTTGCCCAAAGTGTTAATGGTTGTGCTGTTTTACCAATATCGAGTGCAATACTTGCAATCGCATCTGTATTTTTACCCACCCATGCTTTACCACTTGGTGATGGTCCACCTGCCGCTGCAAATGTTGAGTTCGTAAATGATGATGTCTCGTCAGCGATTGATACATCTGAACGTAAATCAATGTCACGCCCCCATGTCACACTGACCAGTGGGTCATGCATAGTTTGATCAAGACGTTCGAGTTCATCCAACAAGAACGCACCAGTACTATCAATTGTACGAGCATCAAAAGTACGCATTCCCATACCATTGTCACGTGTACGTGCACGGATAGGATTACCCATTGCTAATGCTTGTGACATGGTGGTGGCTAAGAGTAATTTACTCATATTTTTTATTTTCTCCAGACACAAAAATAGACGCACATAGCGCCTTGTTTTATGCCAATTAAACTTTAGATATTAAATGAGATTTCTACGTTGCCCTGCGCATCCGCATCATGCATAAACATGGCATTTTTTAATTCAATTGTATTGGCAGCATCGGCAATCGCCTCAATACCCCCAATCGGCTTGAGATCAGTACCCGCAGCAACTCGAACAAACACAGAACCTGCTTTTTTGGCAGTACCCGCATTACAACGCACAGTCATATAACCACGGCGTAATACGTCATGCATGATGCCTGATTGTGGTACAGCAGCACCTAAACCATTCAGCGCAGATTGTGTAGGGTATGAGCGAACAATCAAGCCATAAACAGCAGTGTCAGCAGCACTTAAAGGTACAAAACCATTCACTGTTAATTTACCAAACACACCAAACGCGCCGAAATTACCGACCGCAAGATGTGCTTCAATCGTTGAATGTGATTTACGGCTCACATCACCTGGAATGCCAGATGGCATACGATATAAAAATGCATTACTCATGCTTATTTTCCTTTATTCCAAAATTCACGATTACGCGCGTTAATGTCTGCCGGTGATGCAGGTGCACGACCAAAATCACGTGTTGAGATACCTGAACGCACACCTGCAGCATTATTTTGCTGTTTGATCAATTCAGATGCACCGATGAATGCCGCATCAATTGTAGCCACAGGCATAGTGTCAAAATCTGTATGACCACCAATAAAAGGTGAAATGGCTTTTTGACCATCCGTTGTGGCAAACGCTTGTTTTAATGCAGCGCGTTTCGCACCTAAAACAGCCTTGCCATTTTTAGCACTGTCCATCGTTGGTAGCTTTATACCCGGTGCAAGAATTTCCGCACGAGATAGAATAACCTTAAGGGAATCACCTGTATGGTTTTGCACACCATTTTCAGACAATTTTGTAGCTGCTTCAGCTTCCAAAACATCATCTTCAGTTTTAGTTTCATCGTCAGAATCGGTAGTTTCTTCCCCATCTTCATCTTCGGTTTCATCGTCAGAATCTTTAGTTTTTTTCTTTTCCAAAGCACCAAGGCGAGAATCAACCGTACGCATGAATTTCAACATTTGACGCTGAAATGCCGCATCACCAGTTTGAGTGCCTGAATCTTCATTATCATCTTCATCCTCCGTTTCCTCTTCTGAGTCTTCAGTATTTTTAGCTTCTTCCAAAGCCTCATCGATTGTACGTTTCGCTTTGCGTAAGCGATCCAACCAGCCTTTATTTGGTTTAGGCATAAAACTATCTCCAATTGAACAACGTGATCCACAACGCCCTTTATCAACGAGAGCAATGTGATTACCAAAAATATTTGTTTGAATCCCTTTACCTACGCTGATTTCAGTATAGTCAGCATCATAGCCAAGAGATATTTCCACCTTTCCACCCATTACAGCGTCAATCGTATCCTTGTCTGTAATAAGAAGATCTGCAATTAAATAATCAGACTCAATCCCTTCACCACGGCGAAGGTTATGAGCTGTACCATTGGATAACTCTTTATGATTCTGTGGACTAACCCAATCATCTGGATGATCATCTGTAATAGGTTTACCTTCTAAACTCGCGATCGTCTGAGGATTAAATAAAGCCTCTTCATCGCGTTCGATAATGATTAAGCCTTTATTATCAGCAGTAACTGGCACCTCACCATCGCCATACATCAGCTTACCAATGCGTGCGATAGGTACATCACGGCAAAGCAAATAACCCTCAGGAGTTGTTTCGCGAGTTCGACCAATCAATCCAGTGGTATAGAAATTTGAACGATCTACTGTTGCCTTGGTTTTAGGTTTCTTTTTAAACATGGTTTTACCTTTGCAATAGGCAATAAAAAACCACCTCTCGGTGGCTAAAAATCATCTGGTATTACAGGTTCACAATAACATCGGCAATTAGGTAGACATCCTGCATGTCCTGTCATTCGATCTAAAGTAGGTGGCTCATCCCATTTCACAAATTTACCATTCATTGCCTCGTGGCTTGGTCTGACATCTAGATCATCACTGGTACGCCATATATAACCATCGGAACCCAAATTAAGTGCACGCGCTTGGGTAAACACGCTCGTGGCTCGACTAACCTCAGTGCGTGCAATTGTGTTTGCACGTGCCTTAGTTACATGACCTGTTGCTAAAATCAAACTTGCAATCTCACTTGCACGTCCACCCTCAATCAACGAGCGAGTTGAAAGATCATGAACTCGCTGAGCAGCATTTAGTGGTAGGGATTTGATCAGCTTCACCTGCTCATCAAGCAACTGCTGGTATACAGCACCAATGTCGGTATTGCGAATCTGATCACGTACACCACGTGATAAGTCTTGAGCATAGATCAACCAAGTCTTTTCATCACGCAAAGCTACATCTGTCATAATCTTGCCTGCTGCATTCTGTGCCCAGTGGTGCAGCGTGTTCGAATATTCATTTAATGATGCTGTGATAAGCGGATATGAACGCGGATCGTTTACATCAAAGCCTTTTACAATCGTATCAACATAATGTGCGATCTTTCTAAGCTGCTGACTGTATCGAATCTCCATTCTTCTCGCTAATTTCGGATTCATTCGATTCATATTCACTCCATGGCGATGGTGGATCGTCATCAGCCTGTTCAATTTCCTCATCTGTAATATGTGAGAAAATTCCAGTCACTTCACTTGATTGGCGCAATTCCTTAAGTGCAGTCTTACGGCTAATTAATCCTGCTTCTTCCACTTTCGTAACAGCATCAGCAGTCGTGTTTGCAACTTCAGCTTTAGTCTTGTCATCCATCTGCCACAATGAAGCAAAATCAAACTTAAATGATGTTGGTAATGGTTTCCCTAATGCAGATTGCGAAACCACTTCAAGCAAACGATGTAATGGGGAGCGCATACGCCCCTCTTGCTGCTGATTAATATTGTCGTAATAGTTTGCAAGATCAGATTCACCAGTTGCATTTAAACCTGCAGGTGATTGACCAAACAATCGAACAAGTGGAATACCTAAAGCACCTGAAAGCTGTTGACCCAGTTGAAGTAACACACTATCTAGACCAGTAAAACTATATTGATGTGTCTCAAAAGTATCTTTAGCATCCATGAGGGTCATACCTTCATTAGATTGCCACATACGAATCTGTTGTATCTGCTTTACCAATGCATCATAAGCACGTCCACCAGTTGCAATTAACTCGCGTAATTTTTCTACTTTATATGTACGTAAATGTGCTTTATATACGAGTTGTCCCGCCCCAAGTGTTGCACTGTCAAATAATGTTAAACGATCCTCTAAACGCTCAATAACTGATTGCCCCCAAAGATTTTCAGCAATGGCTTGCCAGTATGGGAGCTTCACACCATCAAAACGCAAAATACGAGAATAATGGATACGTTGATTAACTAAACCAACGGAATCTGTAATCACATCATAAAACTTAGGCATTCCATAATCAGGACCATACTCAGTGACTAGATCCTGTAAGTCTGGTAATACCATCCAGCGATCTAAAACCAGAAGACCTCTAAACTGTCCTTTTGCTATCGTTTTAGTATTGAGCGGTGTGGAAATATTCTGACCATCGATCATCATCACGGCGACAGCACCACCATATAAACGCGACCATTTGATTGTTTCGTTTAATTTATCCCATACTTGCAAATCGTCTAGTACCTGATTTAACTGTTCCGTTTCTTCAGGACCACTCAAACCCTGCATATTAATGCCTTCTCGGGTCATATCATCCGCAACAACATCAACCGCTTGCCCAACAACCCAACTCGAACGATACATTGATTCAAGCAAAGTTCTATTACGACTTAAAAAGTTGAAACCATACGTTGACTGATCATGTTGACTTCCTGCCCCCAAGCCAACTCGGGCTGCGAAGTTTTGAAAACTGTCCGCAGTAAATTTTAATAATCCCATAGAATTTTCCGAATTAAAGCTTGCTCCAAATATCCAAACTTGAAACTTGCGGGTTAAAGCAAATCATCACGCTATCTGCGCGGTTAGGTGATGCTGTACCATCAGGCTGCTTATTAACTAAGATTTTGCCTGTGCCGTTTTTGGTATAAGTTGGTTGAGACAACTCGGTTGTAAGCAACGCGAGTTCTCTATCATTCAGCGCGTTACTGTCGAGCGAGATCAACATATCTGGATCATATTCACGCCCATCAATAGCTCTAAATGTTTCCTGAAAGCGTATTCGCAACCACCACCAAGACTGAGCTTTAAGATTTGCAAAGAAATCTTGGTTCTTTCGACCTTCCACCATCTCATCATCGGGTTCATACACCGAGCCAGAACCTCGGAAAGAATCAACATTTACTTCAGGCAATCCTTTTTCACGTTGCAGTTCATTAATAACTCGCGCATCGCCTCGGCATCCAGCTCCTAAGCCGTCTGCATCATAGAAAAGCGTATCTATTGATTGATCTATAGATAGATCCATTGCCTTTTGCGTAGTACCAAATATGTCATCGCCTTTACCTGACCAGGTATCTAAATAATTTAGTACGATGCCATGCCGAGCTGCATATGAGTTTTTATCCTTACCCTCATCTGCCACATCTAGACCTGCAATGCGAGTTCCTGTTGGCTCAATGTTTAATTTGATATGAGCATCTACAGCAGCTTGAATCCATGTGCTTGGAATCAACACGCCTTCTACAGATGCAGCATAGTTAATATCAACTTCTTGCGCTAAAACCACATCATCTAATGTGGCTAATTGCTTTTCATACCACGGATGAATAACCTCCCCACTATATTCCACAGTCCAATTTTTATCTGGATTAGCTCGCCAAGGCATTGTGAATACGGAATAACGACCACTAAAACGATCTTGGTGAAAACGATCACCAATACCATTGGGTGTAGATCCTTTAATGTGTACGTTCGTGTTCTGTGATATTGCTGCATCTACTGCTTCTTGACGTTCTACGAATGCCCATTCATCAAGGAAGTACATTGTGGTACGCCCACCACGACCAATGTTATCGCCAGCCTCACCTGTGATGGTTGCACCATTGTCTGGGTTAATGATTCGCATATAGTTGTCATGAACTTTTTCGACAAAATTTTTAGGCTTCATCCAATCTGGCATTTTTGAGAACATGTCACGGAACTTATGAAATAGAGTTTTAGGATCCCCCTTTTTATCCACGAGTTCTTCTTTACGACTCCCCACGCCACCTGCAAAACCTTCGACAAACAACCAACGATGTAGAAAAAAACCTAAAACAACGTAAGACATTCCCTCATCACGGCTTTTTTCAATTAAGCCATGTGTCTGCGTGTTCTCACGCTCCAACAACCAATCGACTAACTCGACTTGCTTAGGGCGTAGTACAAATGGAATATTTGCAGGTAAACCAAATGCCATACCACGTGGATCGTATGTCCAGATCCACTGATTAAACCAATGCACAGGATCATTCTTGCATTTATACACCTCTGCCTCTTGGCTCAACTCGCATTGTTCAATTAAAGCCTTGTAGTAATAGCGCCGTGTCATTTCAGCTACAACTTCAGGCAAACGCGTGTTCATCGTCCAATCTTTAATGAGTGGTGCGATTTCTTCTAATGCATAAGTCATAACTTACCTGTAATCGCTAAACGTGAAAGCTCTTGTGGTGTCATGTTGGCGAGTTCATCTGGTGTGTATTTTGGTAGAGATTGTTTTTGTTCAGTCTCGGTTTTTATTGCACCACCATTTGCGCCAGTATGTTCCTGCCGTGTAACTCGCCCATCTGTTTCTTGAAAAGCTTGTTTTAGTAGATTCTGCTTAAGTCGCTTATTCCTACCAGAGTCGTCATACATCCCTTGAAGTTCTTTAAGTCGGAATGCTTTATTCGCAATCGCAATATCT